GCCAGATCGCGCCTCGCGCTGAACGAGAAGAGCGAGGTCAGAGATCATCTTGGCGACAGGGCGAAGGATGATCTGCTTGTTGCCGAGCTTGCGCGTCAGCGCCTCCATGCCCTCTAGCTGAATGGTCAGCGGACCTTCTGTCATATTGTCACGCGCCCGTAGTGCCTGATGAGCTCGTCGATGATGGCGTTTGCCTGCTTGGAGGTGCCGAGGACCTCGCCTATCTCCGACATAGAGTTCTTGGCCCGCGGCGTCTCAAGGCGCAGGATGGCCGTCAGATGAATGCAGCCGCGCTCGATCGCTTTCGGCACTGCCGGCCAGCCCCACTTCGCGGCGATTTCCACCAGACGCGCCGGCGGCCAGTTCCGGTCCTGCGTCGTCCAGTCGGGGATGAAGAGCGCGGTGTAGGGCTTGGGCTCCGGCCCCTTCGGGGCGTTCATAGGCCAGGCGACGCAGTCGGTCCCGATGGTGTAGGTCGTTTCGCAGACGCCGTCTGAGTTCTCGTCGACCTTCACGCTGGTGGGAGCGGCGGACATATCGTCCACCTGGAGGAAGCGCTCGCCCCGGCAGAGCTTCCAGGGGTTCTCAGCCTCCGGGAGCAAGGTGCCGGTGTGGGAGGTGTAGAACTGCCGCGCTACGTCGGCGGCGTCCTTCGTGAAGAAGCGCCCCAGCCTCTTCTCCATGTAGCGGCTGATGGCGCCGAGGTCGACGACGATGTCGTCGTCGGACCCGGTGGAGTCGATAGTAGTGGCAGTGCGGTATTGCTCTGCCGTGGCGTATGCGTCAGTGACGGCAGCAGCCATCTTCGCCCCCCTCTCTGCACAGGCAACGAGTACAGAGGCGTCAGCTATTCAGTTGGAGCCAGTGAGCAGACCGGGTGCCCGGGACGTGGCTGGCCGTCGGGCCCGAAGCAACACCCGCAGTTGTTGCAGTGAGCACAGCCCGCCTTCGGCCCGTCGGGGTCATGCGGGAAGAGCTCGGCCCTGCAGTGCGGACATCTCTTGGCCCTCGGGGGCTTCGGTGGAGGCTCCGGCTCAGCTGCCTTTTCCTCAGCCTCGGGCTGCTCCGCAGCGGTCGTCGGATCGGCCGCGGTCGCAGTCTCCTCTTCGGACTCGGCTGCTGGTGCTTGCTCCGATTCCTCAGCGGCGGGCGGCTTCTCCTCCTCGGGCAGCTCGGGATCTTGCACTGGCTTCACCCCTTTGTCTTCAGGCGGGCCGTGAACCGCCTTGTGCACGGCCCGCCTCTTGTTTCGTTTGACCATGCGCTAGTTACCTCGCGCTGTTAGTTCGCCAGCACCTTGACCAGCTCGGTGAGCGTCTGCGTGGCCGGTATCCGCCCGGTGCGCCGGTATCGGGTCGCGGTGGCGCTGGCTAGGACGGCAGCCGTGGCCTGCGTCACGACTATGCGGACGAACTGCTCGCCCGGCCGCCAGACGTCGATGGCGTAGACCTTGCCGCCGCCGGTCGCGGCCAGGATTTGTGTCAGGGCCGCGCCGCTGACGTCCACTGTGCCCGTGCCGAAGCTCGCGTCCTCGTGGGTCTGCACCTTCGCGTCGAGGGTGGCGGTCGCGGTCATGGCCCCGACGTGCACGATGAACCTCACGCCGTTCCAGCCGTTCATGTCGACGCCGGCCCCGTTGTTTGCTCCGCTGAGAGAGGCCGGAGCGATCTCACTCGTGGTCGCCATGCTGTCGTCTGGACCCTGGTGTGCCATGATTAGCTCCTCTCGTCCTTTTATCGCCCGGACGCGGGGCTGCTATTTGACCTGTCAGCGCTCGCCGTGCGAGCTCTTAGACGACGCCGATGCGAATTGCGTCTTCGTTCCAGAGGGCTCCGCCGACGCGCTCAAACAGGATGATTCCTGTCTGGTCGGTGTCGGCGAACCGCTCGCGCAGCACGACGGTCGTGATCTGGGCGCGCTGGGCGATGACGTAGGCCGAGATGTCGCCGAAGACGAGCACCTTGTTGGCGTCCGTGGCGTCAGCCGGCATGAACTCCGAGTTGTAGACCGGGTAGCTCAGCAGGTCCGCCGGCGTCCCCGCGAAACCGCTGCCGCTCAGAGGCGGCCACATGAAGCGGCCCGAGGCGTCGACCAGCTTGCGGATGGCGCCCTCGATGGAGCGCTTCATCAGCCAGGAGGCGTTCTGCGTGTACTGGCTGGGAAGCGTATAGGCGAGGGTGATCAGCTTGGGAGCCGAGCCCGTATTTGACGTCGTGTTGAGGATGTAGTTGGCGGTCGAGCCCTCGACATCGACCGTCGAGGCGCCGCCGTTCAGGATGCCCTGCGGGTTCAGGGGGTCACCGACGCCGTTGATGAAGCCGTCGTCCTCGACGAGGGCCATGTTCTCGGCGCCGTTCTGCGCCAGGAAGGCGAGAATGTTGGCGACTGCGTCGGACAGGAAGTCGTTGCTCAGCTTCGTCGCTACCCGGACCTTCTTGATCCCGACCTCGAACATCCCGAAGGCGGGGTCGGTCTCAGCGAAGGCCGGCGTCTCGCCCACCCAGCCGCCGACGAAGCCGGACGAGTAGATCGAGCCGCTGGTGGCATGGGCCGCCACCCTCGGGAAGCGCAGGGTGTCGCGGGAGGTCGTGATCACACGGGCCAGCCGCCGCATGATCGCCCTCTGCGCCACGCGCACGAGGATCTCGGCCTGCACGTCGGGCGGAACCAGGAAGCCGCCGCCGACGTCGCTGCCTTCCGAGAGCGCCTTCTGCTCTTCGCCGGTCATCATGGCGAAGGCCATGCTCTCGCTGCGGTAGCGGGTGCAGTTCCGCAGGAGCTTCTCGTATGCCTTCCGGTACGTCGGCTGGAAGGCCGCACGGGTCATGCGGAAGAAGTTGGCGGCCTGCTCGTCGTCGGCCGGGATCGGCCCGAACAGGACCTCCTCGCCGAACATCTCCACTGTCTTGCCGAGTGAGGTGGGGGCGAGAACGATGCCGTTCTTGCACTCCCAGCCCATGTCGGTCAGGATCTTCCGGCCGTCCTTGTCGTCGTTGACGGGGTGCGGGACGCTCCCCACCGGACGGGTGAGGAAGTCGTGGATCAGGGCCATGTCCTTCGTCTGTGCCTGCTTCCGCTCTCCCTCGATCTGGCCCCTCAGCTCGAGGCCGCGAGCGTGGAGCGTGTCGAACTCCTTCGACTGCTCCTCCGTGGGCGTGCCGGTGCCGATCTCTGTGACGAGAGCGGCGTACTTGGTCGTGACCGATTCCAGTTCCTTAACCAATGCCGTGGTCATGGACTATTCCTCCTTTGCTTCCGCCAATGCAGCGGTCAGCTCGTTTAGGCCCTGTTGCCTGGCCCGCTCGCCGTTATCGCCGGCCCGTGGCCGCGGTTCGCCAGCCAGCAGGCCCTCCAGCTCCAGGATTGTGGAGCGAATGCCCTTCTCGGTGGCTTCGGTGATCGCGAAGCCGTCCTTGATGTCGAGGCCCAGCTCTGCCATAGCCTCATGCTCGCGCTGGACCTGCTGAGCCAGGTCGGTGACGGCCTGGGCTACGTCGAGCAGGTAGAGGTCGAGGGACGGCTCCAGCGCCTTCGAGACGTCGGGGTGGTCGGTGACCCACTTCTTCGCGGTCGCCATTGTCCAGCCGTCGTCTTTGGGGAACCGGAGCGATTGAAGCGTGGTCGCGGTCTCGCCCTTCAGCTTGGCGATGATGCCAAAGACGCGGGGCTTTTTCTTCTGCAGCGTGATGCGGCGGAAGGAGTCCTTCTGGAACTCGCCGGCGTCGTGCAGGGAGTGGCCGATCTCGTTGTCGGTCTCATCCCACACCTTGCTCTCGCCGTCGTCAGAACCCGGCGCCGTCTTCACCGCGAGAGTTCGGGTGCCACGGGCGGCGCCGACCAGGACGGGGGATGCCTCGAAGAGCTCGATGCCCTTGATCACCCGCACCTGTTGCTCGCCGCGCTTCTCCCACTCGGAGTCCTGCGTCTGGAAGCCGATGGACCACTCCTGGAGCTTGCCCATCGCCTTCACCTTCTTGAAGGCTTCCTGGCCGTCCGCAGTCTCCATGAAGAACTCGCCGGTGAAGCGAGCCTGCCGGGGAGTGACGGAGACGGTGCCCTTGCCGATCCAGCCGCGGAGACTCCAGTCGTGAGCGCCGACCATCGGGATCTCTTTGCCGTTGCTGGCCGTGAACGCCTGCACCGTCATGATGTCGCCGTCGCGGTCGACGACGCCGAACGTGGAGATGATCGCCTCGACCTTGCCTTCGTCGACGATCTTGACTTCGATGGACTTGTGTTCGAGGTTGTCGGGGAGTGAGGTGTCGAGGGGCGGGTCTGCTGTAAGTACCTCAGGCATAAAACAAGACCCCCGCGCCTGAGGCCCGATCCTGGCGCAAGGGCCGTTATGCCTGGTCCGTCAAAGAGGACCGCTTATTCGGTTGGGTTAACGGTACACCCGTCTGGACGCGTTGTCAATAGCCGGCAGTCTTCAAATCATCACGGCCATACCCGCTCACCATGAAGGAGAGCGGCTCGGTCTTCGCCCACTAGGATCCTAACGCCATCGGGCAGCATCTCGAGGAGCGAAGCAACCTGGGGCACTAGTGCCTCCAGGGATTCTAGGGCACCGCTGCGCGCCCCGTGCCACCGCTTAAATGGATTCTTCATCCCTCCAGCTCCTTCCCGTAGTCTTCAATCGCCGCCAGCGCCGGTCGCTCCTTCTGGACATTTTGTCAATAGCCTCTGGGCACGGCTGTAGTACCTCAATTCGCAGCCGCAGTCCCGGCAGACGACGCGGCCGTAATCAATGACCTCTGCCTGCCACCGCCCGCACTCGGGACAGCGCAGGTCAACGGGCTTGGGCGTCGGTGTCGATTGCATCAGGCAACTCGCTCCAGGACCGGCAGAGTGACCACCGTGCAGTTGGGGTGCAGCAGCTCTA